AACTGCATCTATTTGATTACTGGGGAATGTGACCTGATGTTGAAAATATCGATCAAAGAAACTTCTAACTTGATCTCCACTATCATTGCTGGTAGTTACTTTAGGTAAATTTATTGCAGTACTCATTGTGGTCCTCCGCCAGTATCACGCGGTGTTGCTATAGTTGGCGCATTGCCGCCGCTACCCATTGGGAATGAAAAATTAGTTAATCCGCTAATTGGTTGGTTAATTATTGATCTGGCGCCGGTGACGGCAGCATTATAACCTGCTGTACTTAACTCATTTCTCACATTGGCCATGTTGAGATTTTTTGCACTATTATACGTGTTAATTGCTTGCGTGCCAGTTCTTAATATGTCATTAATTGTTATGCTACTAGGGTCTGACAACATGGTAGATATTGCGCCAAATACTGATTCTGCGCCAGCCAATACGCCACCTTGTCCAAATAGATCAGCTCGCCTGCCGCCTGCTAGTCGTATTGGGCTAGGCAATGTATCGTAATGATCTTGAGCAAATCCTGGAGGATTACCTTGACTAACATTTCCAGTGCCATATGCAACTGCTTCATATGCTACAGTCATTGATTGCTCTGCCGGAATACTTGATCCGTAATCTAATGTGTCATGATTCCATGCTGTAATAACTGGATTTACCAATGTATAACTAGCATATTGCTTGTTAGCCATTTGATAAATTGTAATCTTGTCAAAAAATGGTATAGAGCTATTGTTATCAAAGCCGTAAGGGGTTTTAATAAAAGACGAGTTAGTCATTGCCGTTCGGTTATACGCACCTTTTTTGCCAGCTACTGTAGAGTCTGCATAATAATATCTAAAATAATTCTCCCATAGTTGTCGAGTAACACCTAATCGATCATCATGGAAGGAAATGTTAATTGGAGTGTAGTCAACTTTATTCTGTACAATTTTTTTTCTATTGTATTGATTTAATACTTCCGTAGCAATGGTAAATTTAGGTAAGTCGCATTTTTTAACCAACATGTTAATTTCATTTCTATGTCGAAAATCAAAATTTAAACTCTTTAATGCTACAGTATTAATTCCAAAAGAAACATGATAGTTAAACTTACTCTTTGGTGCTAATCTAAAACTATCATCAGAGAACAGTCTTGCCGCATGACGAAAGTCAGCAACATTGCCTTTGGGATCCGATACATCAGCTATAAACTGACCAAATGATTTATCTGCCATGCTAATATTTAGCCAATTAAATTAACTGGCCATATAATCAAATCACAAAAAAAGCGACCGAAGTCGCTTTTTGTACTTATAAAGTAAATTAAGCACCAGTGGCTAAGCCACCAGCTCGTGCGCCAAGCCGTCCTACGTTAATACCAACGCCTGTACCTTGAGCTGTTTGCTGTGCATTATCAAACTTAATTGCTAATGTAATAGTACTAGCAGCATTTTCACTGTATGCCATGTTGTTATAGTTTGCGGATTTTAGGTAACATCCATATAGTTCCCATGTTTCAAGAACATTAGGAGCAAATCCACCATTGCCGCCGTCTAGTACTTCGCAAACAGTTACGAACTTGTAATCGTTAGCAGATGCAGCAGATGACATTTCGAAGAAGTCAAATTGTTTCTGTAGTTGCTCACCTACTAATTTAGTTACGCCTCCGTTAGCGTCATCACGAACGTTTAGAGTTGCATCACTCCATGTATGCTTACCAGCCATGAAGATCTTGCTGTTGTATGTATCTAGTGTGATATCATCAAAAGTTATAGTTGGACGAGTAAAGTCCACTACCATCTTAGTGATTTCAGTAGTGTTTCCGCCAACACCAAAGTTTTGTAAAGTAACGCGAAAGCGATACTTTAACTTTGGCATCAACATGCCCTGGTTCTGTGGAGAACCAGCTAGTGGTACTGAAAATTTGTTTAGTGTTGCGATTGCCATATTATAGCTCCTGTATAGTATTTATAGGATTAACCTAATGCGGCGATTTCGCCAGTGTTCTTCAAACGTAGTGGAATGTATATGAATTCAATTGCCTTAACCGGCTCAATTGCAATATCAATCCATAATTCATTACGATCAACTCTTGACGGCGTGTTGTTAGATTCATCGCAAACACAGACGTAATCATACAATGCACGTTGTCCAACCAATTCAAGCATTAATCCATCAACTGCGTTCTTGATCTGATCTCTTGTTATCTTGTCATTTGGTTCAAAGACGTAAGGCTTAGCTAATGCACTTAGTTGTCTACGTAAGTAGCAAACTAAACGAGCCACGTTAATACGATCTAAGCTACTTGCTGCGCGAGCACGTGTCTTTTGACCGTAGTTAACTAGTCCAGTACCAGTTAAGAATGTAATAGGATTAATCTTTGCTTCATATAATGTATCACGTTGTCCAGTGTTAAGAGCAACTGATTTAAATTCGCCTTCACCAGTGATATAACCAACTGCCGTTGCATTACTGATGCCACCACGACGTACACCAGCTGGTGCAAACCATGGATAAGCAACTTGATCGTTTAGAGCAATAGTTCTTAAGATCATGTGGCTCGGTGGAACAGCAACATTGTTACCAAAGTTGTCGCTGGTATAGCCCCATGGATAGAACATACCCATGTATTCGTCAAAGCTAGTTGCGCCGATGTCGTTGTCTTCTAATGCGCCATTTAAGTTGTTGCCCCATGCTAGTAAGCTAGTTGCATCGGCTGTTAAACGAGCAGGTGTATCACCTACTACAAACGCTGTTAGACCGCGGTCATAGTTTAGAGTAATTAGTTCACCAATTAGTTCAGGATATCCTGGGCAAGCAATCAAATTAAACACACGACTTTCTTCATCACGGATGTCTTGGTTGCTGTTAACAACTGCTTGCAGAGCCTGCACTACTACTGCACGTTGAGCTTTACGACCAAAGGTACCAGAACCATCAGATTGGTTAGCAGACTCAGTTACCCAACGATGTGGATAGTATGCGCTCATTGATGCACCACTTTGGCGATCGTTATCACCGGCAGTGTCAACATAATTTGTTACAAATTTCTTAACGTTAAAGCCTGAACGACGTAAATTCCATAGCAACATACCCTTTGGATATAACGCAGGATCTGGAGCATCAAAGTCTAAGAAATTGCTGGCTAACAATTCAACAATAGTTGAGTCTGGAGCCGATGTGGCTGAACCGCCACTTGCACCTGCACGAGCATCTGCAAATAGTACACCATCTTCTGTACTTTGATCAGTCTTATCAACTAACACCCAACGTTGGCCTACTGCCAAATCTGAATTGTACTTGTAGATTGTTGGAAAGTTTTCAGTATCGCTAGTGTCAATCCATAGATCGCCAGTAGCTAATGTTGTCCCATCACTTTGTAATTCGGGCTTAGTAGCACTTACTAGTGGACCTTCTGGATCTGTACCTGTCACGCTTGCGTATCCGACCCATGTAGAACCGTTGTGAACCATGACGTCAATTTCGTCAATTACTGAACTATACCATAACTGTCCGTTTGTTGCCAATGCCATAGGAGCATCCATACCTGCTGTATAGCTTAATGGCTCCCATAAGCTAGCAACAAGACTATATGTAACACCACTTGGTGCGGTATATAAGTTAGTTGTAGTTGCAGTAAATCCGGCAAGTGTAATTGGAGTTAAAGTAGTATTTTCTAACGTGATTTCACCGCCAGTCATGTGAGTAATTACAATTCGATTACTTGCGTCAACTGATGCTTGCACGTTTACTAATCCAGCAGCATTAATTGCTCCTGCGAATGTGTCGGCTGCTGTAGTTGCCGCTGCTAAAGTAACAGTAACAGTAACTTCAGCAGATAATGTAGCAGATCCAACTAAACTTTCTCGAATTTTAAATGCGTGTGACGCAGCAGTAAATGTACTTGCAGTAATTGCAGAAGATGTAATTGTAGTTGCACCACTTGCTTTACGACGATATACTCTAAAATCTGCTTCTGGTTGTGTAGCTTCAGTTGCATTAGACTTAGTAAACAATGTCCCAACTGCTAGATTTAAGCCACCACCTGTGCTGTCTAGGGCATTCAATGCTGAAGCTGTTGTTGCATAGATAGGAGCTTCTGCTGCTTCCCATAGTGCAGTGCCTGCATTAAAACGCTTAACTCTCCAACGTGCGCCATTGTTTGGCTCGGTTGTTTTAACCCACACAGAACCTGTTGGGCGTGTGCTACCGGCTGTTTTCCACTGAGGAACTTCTGTGTGCTTGGCAATAGCCAATGCTGGTGCATGGTATGTCCCAGCAGTTAGTCCCAAGACGCTTAACACTGCAGGGGTGCCTGAACCGGCTGTAGCAATAACTACATCTACACCCGTTGAGTAAATGTTAACTTTGCCACTTACCACAGCCGCAGTAACACCAGTAATACCTGCAATTGCTGATGCAACGTCTGCGGCAGAGGTGCCGCTAATAGTGCAAGTGTTGCCGTTAATGCTAAATGTAGTAGCAGTAATAATTGTACCCGGTGTGGTACCAACTACTGTTGGGATGCTAGCCTGCCATTCGTTACTACCAACTTTTTCCCATACTCCTGTAGATGTTTTAACAAAGAGTTCAACTGGTACGCCAGTTGCATCAATTGCATAGTCGCCAATTGCTCCAACTGATGCTTTTGGCTCGCCACTGGTAGTGTTATTAATATCGGTAATAACAATTGGCGTTTTCTTGGTAAACATTTGGCCGCCTGCTGTTGCTGGGGCTGCGTTCCATTCAAAAATACCAAATGCTGTATTTTGTGTATCTAACCAATATGTACCGTTCGCTGGGTTTGCTGACGGTGCGTCTGCGCTGGCATTCAGTTGATCAAGATCAACATTTGCTCTAACCACAAATGCACGATTGCTAACACCCAATAAGCTGTAAGCAGCTTGTAGGCCATATTCGTTTTGTTCGCCAGCATGGATAGGGTTGTTGTTAGAGTCAGTCTTGAAAACTGGGTCTCCAAATGTATCCGCTAAATCCTTCTGACTTGTTAACAAATAAACAGTTCCGTCGTTGGCCATTAATGTACCCGGGGCGATGCCGGTGCCTCCGCCGTTTTGTTTGTTCTCAGCGGTTGCTACCACAATCAAAGGGACTGTGCCAGGTTCTGCTGGTGTATAAAATGATTCGTCAATTACGCTGACTTGTACGCCTGGTGAACTTAATGCCATCTTGGAATCTCCTAAGGTTTTTGTTCTACATGTATTTATAGTATTTGGTTAAAAATAGCTGCTAATACCATACAGAAAAGGGGGTAAAAAGGTCCGGTATAAATATGTTTATGGCAAGACCACTATGTATTTGCGGTTTAAGACCCGCCGCTATCAATTATGTTAAGAACGGACGTACATATTATCGCAAGCGATGTGAGGCGTGTCTACACCATGGTGGGATACGTAGTGGAGAACCTAAGTGGTATAGGGACGGATACCGCATAAAATCCGTGTGTGATAAATGCGGATTTAAATCAAAGTTTTTAGAACAGTTTAATGTATTTCACGTTGACAGCAATCTTAATAACAGCCGTCCTACTAATCTAAAAACTATTTGTGCTAATTGTGCTCGGGTGTTGCATAAGGAAGGGATTCAGTGGCGGCAAGGCGATCTTCGACCAGATCTTTAACTTGACTAAACAATTCATCTATAGAACCATTGTTGTCTAGCACAACATCAAACTTAGTTCCAACCCACGCTGTTTCACTGGCATGAATTTTCAAATCTTCCATTTTAGCTCTACTTAATGCCCAATTCATATTGCCGCGGTCACCTTTATTCACGCTAACTGCGGTGTCGTACCATTCAGGTTCAGGCCCACGGTGAACACGTACTACAATACCTTCAGCAGCCTTGATTGATTTAATTTCGTTAGGAAAACGGCAATCGCTAATAACAATGTCGTCTTTTGAGTTACGGAGTTTATTCTCTAAGGATGCTATCCAGATATCGTCGTGAAATGCTTTTCGACATACTTCTGTACCCCAGTATTGTAATACCCAACGAGGAGTTATAGAATATCCTAATCGATTACTCCACCAATCGTCTTGTTGTTCGCGCCATTCTCGGGCTTGCTTAGTACGTCCTTCTAGCATAGTTCGATCCCATCCAAATACATGTGCTACTGCGTCTTTAAGACTGTTGGCAAATGATTCTCGTCGAAAACCGTGAAAATTAGTTAGATAGTCAGCAACTGTATCTTTGCCTGACCCGATAAATCCGCATACGCCTATGATCATAAGAAACCTCGTAAAGTTGTGCTAGTATATAACACTTTTATTACAAGGTCAAGAAATTTATATGCCGTATTTGTTCGTTTTACGTTTAGCAACAGTGCTGGTTGTGTTAGTTCCGGCAATTTCTTTGCTACGATCTCCGCTCCAATTTTGAGCAGATCCGGCACCAACTGCCTTTGCGGCAGCATTAACAATGTCCATTTCTTCTTTAGTATAAGTTGATAATAACGGATCGCCTCCAATCCAATTGTCGGCGTTCATCTTTGTAGGATAGTCAGGGGCTCCTGCCATTGCAATGCCCATGCGCCATCCTAAGTATGCACTACCAGTACTCATATTCATTGATGGAAATGTCATTGCATTTTTCATAGCAGCCTTATG